AAATTGCAGTTCCTTACAGATCACCAATAGACAATAAGATTCATAGGTACTTTCCTGATTTTTATATCAAAGTCAAAGAAAGTACTGGACAGATTAAAAAATATCTAATAGAAATCAAACCAAAGAAACAGACAATAGAACCAATACCACAAAAAAGAAAGACAAAAGGATATATCTATGAGGTTTATGAGTATGCTAAAAATCAAGCAAAGTGGAAAGCAGCCCAGGAGTTTTGTGAAGATCGTCAATGGGAGTTCAAGCTGCTCACGGAAACGGAATTAGGTATCAAATAATGCCAAGAAAGACTCTTAAACAAATTAAAGTAGAACAACAGGGACAAAAAAAACAAGTAACAGATACTGATTTAAATGTTAATCGTGTCAGAAGTGTTGCTGAAAATCTAATTGGGAATGAAGATCCAGATGATTTAATGTTAGAACTTTTAGATGTACTAGAAGAAAGTGGGAAGATGCCTAGTTCTGGTAAGTTTTATATCTTTGTTTATAGACCAAAGACTCCAAATATTACATATGATCAAAATCCATTGGTTGCCGTAACTGATATTTTTCAGTGGGGATTTAGAGGAATCAACTTTCATTGGGGACAAACTCGTCAATATACATGGGATGAAATTCCTGGATCCATTTATGAAGTATATAAATCTGAACTCAAAGATCTGGAAATGATACCTTTTGCAAAAATACGAATAAATAACTAAAAAAGTATAAATGGCAGATCCAATCTTAGGATTTACATTAGCACAAAATGGAGTCAATCTAGCATCTCAGGCATCCAATGCTCTGAGTAGTGGAGCGAAAGGTCCTATTGAAAATGCATTTAGATATCCTCTTAAAGCATTAGATAATACAACAGATTATCTAAGCATTAAAATCTTTGAATATGTGCTTCCAGCAGGTGGATCTCAGTTTAGTATTGGTACTGCTGCTAATAGTTTTGCAGATTCTAAAATTCAGGCACCAAATTTTAGTCAAACTCTTTCAAAATCAAATATTTCCCCACAATTTTATATTACACTTCCAATACCACAAAATATTACAGATTCAACTTCCGTAACTTGGGGTGAAGATACTATAAATCCTCTTACAGCTGCTGGAGTTGGTGTTGCTGCAGAAGTTCTAAAAAATCCAGCGGAAGCTGGGCAGAAAACAATTAGTGCCCTTAAAGGGGTATTTACAAATCTTGATCAAAATACACTCACATCTTTAAACCAATATGTTGCCGCCCAGGCAGTTTCTGCTTTAGGTGCTAATGTGAGTGCTCAAGGACTTCTCTCAAGATCTACTGGACAAGTATTAAACTCTAACTTAGAACTCCTCTTTCAGGGTGTTAATCTAAGAAGTTTCCCATTTACTTTTGAATTTGCTCCTAGAAGTGAACCAGAGGCATATCAAGTTAAACAAATCATTAGAACTTTTAAACAATCAATGTCACCAAGAAATGGTGGTGCTGGTAGTGGAACAAATACAAATGCTGGTTTATTTGTTGCTTCACCAAAAGTTTTTCAACTTGAATATAGAAGTGGAAATAAACCACATCCATTCTTGAATGTCTTTAAACCGTGTGCTCTCTCTGATATAAGTATCAACTATACTGGATCAAATACATATGCAACATATGCAGATGGTACTCCAGTTCATATGACAATGTCTTTAACTTTCAAAGAGATTAATCCAATTTACTTTGAAGATTATGATACAGAAACAGGAAGACAAGGAGTAGGTTACTAAAATGGGATACTTTAGAGAACTGCCTGATTTACAATATCAGTCTCCATTACCTCACAAAATATCTTCTCTAGATTATGTGAGAGTAAAGAATCTATTTCGTCGTATTCAAATTCGTGAAGATTTACAAGATAAGTTTGTCTTATTCAATAAGTATCAGATACCAGAAGGTGCAAGACCTGATACTGTTGCCGAAGAGTTTTATGGTAGATCAGATTATGACTGGGTTGTTCTATTAACATCAGGAATTACCAGTGTAAGAGATCAGTGGCCACTTTCTGATCGTGATATCTACAGATTTGTAGAAAGAAAATACACCGTTCAAGATATGAACGATATTCGTTATTATGAAACAACTGAAGTCAAAGATTCAAAAGGAAGATTAATTCTTCCTTCTGGTCAGGTTGTAGATTCAAATTTCAGTATACCAGATCCAGATAATAAAAATAATATTGATTTAAATCCAGTAGTTGGTGTTACCAATTATGAATATGAAGTTCAGAAGAATAATGAAAAGAGATCGATTTATTTACTAAAACCAGGATATCTACAACAGTTCTTGAATGATATGAGAGACATTATGAACTATGATCCAAGTTCCCAATACGTTAATAATAAACTAATCAAGACGGAAAACACTGGATTAACTGGTCCATAAAAGATCTAATTTCTTATCAAACATCATTACATAACGGTGCTTACGGGAGCGTTCTCTCCATTCTCCTTCAACACCTTTTACTTTACCTCGTGAGTGCTTAGTTCCGTCTGCATAATAGAAATCTTTCTTTGCATCTGTGAGACCTGCATATGTGAAGTTACAAGCACGATAGATTGTGCCGCCATGAAAATCACTATCAGCATAAGAGATGATTGCTCTAACTTCAGTATCTTTCCGAAGTTGTTTAATCGTTCTTGATACAAACCAAGAAGTGATGTTATACTCTTCTGATTGTGTGTCAGGATGAATGCAGAGTCTTGACAGTTCAAAGAGTCCTTGCTGTTCATTTCGCTGTAGACCAAAGGCACCTTTTGCAATTTCAGGAACAGGAAGTCCAGTAAAGATACAAACTCCCTGAAGTCCACCAATGTTTAAGGGAGAAAACTCATTTTTCTTAAAGAGACCATAGTTATAACCAGACTTGAAACCTTTGGAAATATCCTTAAGATAGTGATATTTAAGCAACAGTTCTTCTGCTTGTTTTTTAGAAATCTTTTCAATATAAAAATCAGATTTCATAAAAAAAAGGGAGAAGGTTTTTCAACTTCCCCCCATTATAGCACAGATACCTTACTCTGCCAACTTTGCGAAATATGACATTGTGTCGTCATCGTCCTCATCATAAGAAGAAGACTTCGAAGAAGAGAGATTGCTCAGTTCAGTGCGGAGATCTTCATCGAGATCTTGAACTGTTCCACGAGAAGTTTCTTCCTCATCAGCAACCTCAGGATCCTGACGACGAGAACCCTTGTTACCAAGAACATAATCAAGACGCTTCTTCAGTTCATCATAGGTCTTGAACTGATCGGGAGCAACAAGTTCTGCAAGAGAATACTGCCTCTTCCAGATTGCTTCCATCTCATCATCATCGTCCAGAAGAGCACCTTGTGCAGCAAACTCACTGGAATCATAATTACGGTAACCAGCAACGTTCTTTGCCTTCAGTTTGAAGTTAGCACCTTGCCAGAAGTCAAAGGGATCAATTGCTTGTTCATCCTCAAACTCAGGTTGCATTGCGGCAGTAATCTTATCAAAGATTTTCTTACCGAACTTATACAGGAAAACTTTACCTTCGTTAGCAGGATTAGCAGGATCCTTCACAACATAGATGTTGCTCACATAAGTCAGTTTACGCTTTTGCTTACGGGCAACTTCCTTACCAGCATCAGTGCCATTATTCCACAGTTCGGAGTTGAGTTCCGACACAGGATCCTTCTGATTCAGGGTGGTGAGACTATTTTCTATATACCAACCACCAGATCCTTGAAAAGCGTGGGAGTACAGTTTCACAAATGGCAGATCTTCGCCGTTAGGAGCAGGGAGGAAACGAATGACGGCATAACCATTGCCGCCCTTATCACATTCTAGTTTCCAAAGACGATCATCGCCAGATGATGTGTTATTATTCATTTTTTCTACTTCCTTGACCAGTTTTGCGGTCAGGGAACCAAGTTTAGACTGTTTCTTGAGATCAGAAAAGCTCATTTAGATTCGGGGGATAGTTTGGATGTTTTGGATTTACTTGGATAGTATAACAAAAATAATCTTATTTGTCAAGAAATTTCTTGAGAGATTCAATAGTTTTATTCATACTATTAAACAGTAAACTCATATCTGTGTCGGGAGGAAATCCCATAATTGCCACAGATTTGCGAAGATTTTCTTTCATTTTAACCGCTTGTGGGTCATCTGAAAGAGAAAGTCTTGTATACATAATGCGTTGCTTTTCAAGCAACAATGTGAGTTTTTCAATGTGTTCAATTTTATCTTCACGGGATAAAGAACCAAATGACAGGATACTTCCATAAAGAAACTCTTGAAGTTCATTAATTTCTTTAAGTTCTTCTTGAATAAGGTCAGAATCAAAAAATTTACTCATTTACAATATGCCGCAAAAGTTTTTTGTAATTACACACATTGATATTTAGAAATGGTTTGTATTTCTTGATTTTTAAACTTACGATTTCCCAAACAGGATCAATAAGTTTTTTATCAAACACATTCCCAAACTGGAAGATTATATCATAAATCACCAGAACTTCAGGGGAAATCTTCCCACTCAGGAACTTTTTTAGAATAGGTGGATGACCTTTCGAGCAGTTGAAAGCATCTTCTAATTTGATTTCCGAGAGTAATTCTTCCGATTGTTCTTTGAACAAGTAGGTCAAACTCTGTTGTCGTTTCATCCACTCGACGTATGTTCTTTCGCCAGAATTTATGATTTCTCCAATCCATATGTTCTGTGGGTTATCTGTGGCGACAAAGTTTGATACTAGAAAATCTACAATTTCCTTATCGGAATATTTCCTTGAACTTTTCTCAAAAAAATATTTATCCTTACGTTTGTTGAAGGAAGTCAGAGTTGCCCTGGACTTTCCACCATACTTAAAGAAATCATATTTTGGATTCGTGAAATGACTTTTGAGTGACAAATAATGTTGATATGTCTCAAAAGGACTCATAGTGGAAGTTTTGCTCTCGAAGTTTTCTTCATAAAGTTGAGATTGATAGCATCATACTTCAATCTTTCCTTAAGTGGTTTAGATATAAGTTTCGTAATTGAATCCACCTCAATACTATTAATTTCACAATAGTAACAAATAGCATCAATGTAGTTCATATTCTCCTCTGAAACAATTCTCTCTATCTCTAGAGAAAATTTGGAGGGAGTTAAAAACTTATCCTCTATTGCTTTTTCTAATTCCTTATTAGGTTCCATACTGCTCAAGTTTATCTCCAACAAATTTTCTAATATATTGGACGAGCAATTTAAGGTACTTTGCTTTGTCGTATTCTTCATAAACTACACATTCTCCATTTTCACAAGACATAATGATAACAAATTTTTTGACTGGTATCTCAGTCAGTTCGTAAAACATTGCTGCATAAGCACAGCACTGAACGAAATAATGATCAATCCACTCGCGTGGTTTTGGTTTTTTGGAAGTCTTGAAGTCGATGATTGCTAGTTCGCCATTATACTCGGCAATACAATCAACGGTTCCTGCAATACCCAATTGCTTACTATATAGGGAACCTTCAAGAGAGTGAATATTATTTATATTCTTAAGAGTTGATTTTGCAATATTAAACAAAAACTCTGAGATTGGCAGAACATCTGTAGGAGATTCCAAGTTTTTTAGAAAATACTCAGTAAGAGTATGCATATCCGTACCACGACTTGTTGCAAGTTTTGTGATACGGTCTGCTTCCTCATCTCCAATTTTCTTTCGCCACTTCACAAAGATTTCTTTATTAAAATGACTTGTGATAGAAGTAATTGAAACTAATTTGAGTAGTTCTTCATCATCAGGAACTTTATAATATCGAATACCATCTATAGTCTCCCGCTCAAGTTGTGGGAGAGTCACATCAATATGATTGAACATTAAAAACCTGCTTCTAATTTTGCAATAATATATTCTTTGACAAGTCCAGAACGAACAATATCATCAACACCAAATTCTATTATATCAATAGATGGCATTTTACGCAAGATGCTCATAAAATCAACAATTCCATTACGCTCATTAGTTTTCTGCAGATCGGACTGAGTAGCATCTCCACAGAACATAATCTTAGAGTTCTCACCAACACGAGTAATGATGGAATCAAGCTCATGTGCTGTACAATTTTGGAATTCATCTACAATCACAATTGCATTATCAAGTGTGGTGCCTCTTAAGAATGAAGTGCTCCAGAACTTAATCGTCTCCTGTGATTTAAGATTGCCATAGAGCATCTCAAACTCAGCATCAGAAGGCATCTGGAACATATACTTCACCATATTCTTATAAGGAATCTGGTAAATGTCTGACTTATCTTCATAGGAACCAGGAAGGAAACCAATCTCCCTTGTAGCAACTAAAGAACGAACCAGATAGATTTTTTCATAAGGAGTTCTTTCATCAAGAACTTCACGAAGAGCATTATAAAGAGTGATGAAAGTCTTACCCGTTCCTGCACATCCATAGGCAACAACGTGCTTACCTTCGGCATATGCATCAAAAAGTTTTCTTTGATTGTCTGTGAGTGGGTCAATATCTAATAGATATTCATTCCCAAGTGCTTTCTTTTTCTTTACCTGACGGTTTGTAATACCAACATCGTTTTGTTGGTCGTTCGTCCTTTTTCTTCTTGCCATATTAGGTAGGTTAGATTTTTTTTACTCTTGACCCAGGTGCTTTTGCTGCAACTCCAAGGACATCGTTCCATCCAGGATTTTTTGAGACGAGTTTATCTTTCCACTCGCCAACTTCTCCTGGTGTGGCGCATCCTTGCGACCAATCCCTTTGCCATTCAGGATGGTCCTCATACCACTGTGTGATGTCATGAACACTCATTTCAATCACTTTAGTTTCACCAGTTTCTTTATGAATAATCGGATAAATTGCCATTTGTTACAAATAATATACAAAAATATTTATTCTATACAAATAGACGGTGCATCATCACATTCAATACAATCAATACATTCGTCAATATCAGGACTTCTTTTTAAAAAGTCTTGAAATTCTTCTTCAGTAAAAAGAACTTTGTATATGTGACCTGTAAGATGATCTTTGACACAGTAAGATTTCATTTTCTTATGGAGACAATCTTGCTTTATGTAAACGCTTCTCCTCATAATAACTAAAGATCTCAGGAACCCATTGTTTAATCACAGGAACCATACCTTCACAAAGTGCCTGAATCTCTACCTGAGCATCTAGTTTTGCACGAAGATCTAAGAAGTGCAATGCGGCACGAAGTGAGAACGAAACTACAAAATTTTGGCGAATGTTTTGAGGAAGATAATCACGTAGATGCTCTTCTGCCATACCACGCTTATCATACCCTTCTGCATACCGCTCAGATGCCGCCAGACAGAACTTTAACTGCCTTTCGTAATCTTCCCTCGTCCATTCGTATTTGTGCCCCTTACGATCCAAATACAACCCTTCTGGGCGAACATAATAAACCTCTTGGGGTTTTAGTTCTCCACTTGCAACTTTTAGAACACGGCGGCCAGTATAACGTTGAGATTGAACATCAAATGATACTCCAACACGATGAGTTCTTGCCTGAACGATTACATTATGAACAAATCCAACACAGTCCAAAGTAATCGCAGGATGCTCCAGTGGACCCCAGTGCCCACGATCATTTGCAAGTAGTTGCTCAATAACCCATTTACCACAATCCTTTTCATTTGGTGGAAACTTAGTGTGAATGGGATCTTCGGAATAATCATTCTTACCTCCCTGCCATACTAGAGTTTGTGGAAGTTGTGTCTGACGAAGCATCACAACCTTCATCTCTTTGTCAAGTTCTAATAAATCCTTTGCTTTAATTGGTTTCATTTAGTTTTAAATCCTTTTGAAGTTTTGATATTCAGTTCTGCAAATTCTTTTTCTAGCGTTCGCAGTTGTGATTTCATTTCTATAATCTGCTGAGAACTATACAGATGATCTTTCTTAATCAATCTTCTCAGCAACTTCATCAATTTTCTTGCTCTATCAGTCATCATCGTCCTCAAAAATTTCGTCATAATCTAATTCTCTAGGTTTAATCTCATCAAACCTATAAGATTGAACATCAGAATAAATCTCCGCTTTTAAAGAATCTACAAGAAGTTCTAGATTACGGACGATCAACTTAAGTTTATCCTTATCCATTGAGTTCCTCTACCATAACGTTTAAAAACTTAGAAACTTCATCTTTAACAATAATGTGATCTGTGATATTTGGATTGATGTATCCTTTGCTATAACTTTTGGCAAGATTTATGAGATGATCCGCAATACTTTCGGAATATTTTTCAATGATTAGTTCTTTTGATTGCATTTTTATATGAGATTACTTTTATCATTTTACATAAAAAAAGAGAGGGTGTCAACCCTCCCAAATATCAGCGCATTGCCATTGCTAGTTTTGCTTGATGTTTGCGCTGTTCCTTTTCTTTTTGTTGCTTGATTAAAACAAGCTGCCAGTTGTTTTTTGTTTTCATTAGGGTGCTCCTTTACTTTATGGGTATTGGTGCGTTGCTTCCCTTATTGGTACTTCCATCGCATATGCGATCAACGTAATGTATATATTGGCATAAAATTAAAAGAAGTAGCAACCGATACATTAAGTGTATCGGCACTATACCATTTATTTTCTTTTTTTTCTTTCGGGT